TTAAAAGCTTAATTTGCCACATTCTATATCATTATTTTCATTTTCTAATATACCAAAATTATAAGTATTTAGCTCATCTATATGGTATTGGTTATCTTCGTTGCAGTGGATATAGCGACCATATCCTAGAATATTAAAAGCGGCGTATAAATCACTCTCGTATTCTCCAGCTTTTTTCGAAATTAAATTAATAAAATTTTCATATGTAGGTTCTGCACCTATTTCGTTTTTTAACTTTTCCCATTTATCATCTGTAAAAAGTATTGCTTCAAATCTTTCGCTTATTGTTTTTTTATCTATGTATTCATTTTCATAGTTAAAAAATACTTCATTGGCAAACTCGTCGATAGAGTAAAATTTATCATCGTCTGTAAATTTTATTGCTTTTACTTCATCTGTGTTATAAAATAAACAATTGTCGTAAGTTTGAAATCCTATAATTTCGTCGTTTCCGTCATATATAAAAATCCCTGATGGGTTATTTCCTAAATTTACTATTTCGTCATTTTGCAATTTGATTTCTGATATTCCGTCATCGTAGAACTTTTTCATCTCTTATCCTTTTTTTCTTTTTATTTAAAGGTTAATTATCTTAATCTTTATGAGAGAATTATAACAAGTATTTTATTAAAGTAAGCTTAAAAATATAAAGATAATTAATTATTTTTTGTATTTTTGTAAAGATTTTTAACTTTTTTGTAAAAAATATATTAATGTAGGGCTTTTTTTAGGGTAGTTTTGATTAAGTGCCACTCTTCAAGCTCTGCTTTTAGCTTGATATTTTCACGTAGTAATTCTATTGCCATCGCTGTTTGATCGCTTATTTTGCCATTCCCTATTGTAGTTCTTAAGCTTGCTTCTCCCCAGCCTATCTTTTTAGCTAGTTCTCCATATGTGAAGTTATATTCTTTACAAAATTCTTTTATTTCGTTTGATGTCATTTTATATCCTTTTTTCTAAGTTTATTAAGTATTTTATTAAAAGGATATTAAAATTATAAAGATTATTTTTATTTCATTTCTATTTTTATCAATTTCTTTACGTTATTTAGTATTTTTCCTTTTGTTTTACACATTTTTATCTGGTGGTTTTTGTTTAGTTCTGCTTTAAAGCATTTATTTCCTATGTATTCTTTTAAAATTATTTCATCTCCGCCGTATATGGTTATTTCTTTTTTGTTGTATATGTTTATTTCCCCTTTTTCGTTGTCATATTTCCAAAACATTTCTCTTGGTTGATTATCAAGTAAAATTTCGTGATTTTTTTCAAAACTTATATCCCAGCTACTGCCTGCTGTTAGTATAAAATCTATAAAGTATCTCTCCGTTTGTATGTTCCAGTCGCCTACTAAATTTAAATCTTTTATGTATTTGTTGTAGTTTTTGTTTTTCTCTACGTGTATTTCTATGGGATCAGCAATTAAAAAAATGCAAAGCAATAATAAAGCTTTTAGTATTCTCACTCTATCCCCCTATCTCTTTTTTAAGTATCCTTGCTTTTATGTCTGATAGGTAAAATTCTTGTTCTATTTCACTTAGCTTATCAAATAGTTCTATTAGCTCTTTATGCTTTGGATTAATTTCACTTTCTTTTTGAAAATAAAATTCTAGTATTTTGTATAGGTTTGGGTTATTTTTCTCCCAGTTGTAGATAGTTTTTATATCTTTTCCGATGAATTCGGCTACTTCTCTTTTGTTCATTTCTTGAAATTATTCCAATATTTAAGATTTGTTTTATAATTATTATGCAATAATTCCTTTTAAGAAATTGCAATAATTCTAATTAAGCAAGAGGATTTTAGCAATATCTTATGAATTTATAACTTAACTTACCGCCCGCAACAGAGTAGAGATGTTTAGGGGCTTGTTTGTTACAACCTTAATACGTTGTAAAACTGTTGGGGGTGGTGTAGCTCTGCCCCTAAAATACTAAGCTACAAAAAATATTTTTTAAGGAGCTACACATGTACACTTACCTTTTAGGCCTTTGTGACGAAGTTCGTCCGATTTCTCGCATCGACAAGAAAACTGGTGAAGTTGCATCGTCTATCGACGTAACTATCACTTTTGAAAGTCGCGATCAACACGGCTATCTTGTCAAATCAACCGAAACTATCAATTATGACTTTTCATTAAAGCCAAAATTTGATTCTGTTAAAGGCAAATATATCGCTGTTCCATATCGTTTTTTAAATACTCGTAATGGTGCATATATGTTCCCTGATGAAACTTTAAGTTTCCAAGTTTTCAATGAAAATCCTTTTTTGAAAGAAACATCAAAGTCGTCTAAATAATTAAAAGCGGGGGCTATGCCTTAATGTGAGTTGCAAACCCTCTCCCGCTCTATCGATTTCTACAAAGTTTATTTTTTTTAAATTTTGTAGAGATTGATCTCTATTTTTTAAAAAGGAGTTAGATATGGGAAAAGTTAAAAATTTTCTAGAATCTACTAAGGTTAAAGTTGCTGCTGTTGGCTCTACATTGCTTTCAGCTCCTGTTCTTTTCGCTGGAGATGCTCCAGTAGTTCCAACTACGCCGTTAAAAGCTGACTATGCTTTATTTGACTACGTATTTGCTGGCGTTATCGCCGTCGCTTTCATCTTTATGATTGCTCGTAGAGTTAAGGGCTTCATTAAGTAAGTATTAGGGGGGGGCTTTAACTCCCCTTGTAAGGTTAAAATAATGAAAGAAAATGCTATATATATCCCTAATTTAAAAATCTGCGTTAAAGATTTCTACATAAAAGATAAAAAAGTATTTTTAGTAAATTTTGATAATAGCGTTTCTACTCCTCTTCTGCCTGTTTCTAATTTTCAAACTAATTATATTTTTAATACTGAAACTAATATTTGCTACATTCAAAAAAATGATTTAATTCCAAATCTAGGTATATATGAATATCAATTTAATTTTTTAATGGGTCTTTCTGCGATACTTATAGCATTTTCTTTTCTTATTGGTTTAATTATTGTCGGAGCTACACGATGATCGAAGTTTTGAATAATGATGTTTTTAATTATTTTTTAAGTATTTTTGCTCTCTTTTTTGTGCCTATTTTTATATACGTCATAGCTCTCTCTTTCGTTAAGTAGTTTTTTATAGCACGCGAAGCGTTTTACACTTCATTTTTTTCGAAGAATAAAAATGAAGCGACAACCGCAGGGCGTCAGGTATTAAATTTTTTAAAGGTTTAAATTTATGAAAATAATAAAATCATTTTTCCTTTTATTTTCTATGCTTTTTTCTTTTTCATCTGCTTATGCCGATGTTTGTATTCAGCCATTTTATTTTTCTCCAAAAATTTCTTTTCTTTATGAAAAAGGTGGCTATAAAGTTTTTAAACGTGGTAATTCTCTTTTTTACGTTATTGATTCAGAGATTGTTCAAAGTCCTGAACCTACTTGTTACACCGTTTCTGATGGTGAGCATTTTGTTTATGATGGAAAATTGTATAATATAACTGGTAATACTACTTTTAAACTTCCTGATTCAGAACTTGATTATCTTGGTAATTCTCTTTCTTTTTCTCCATTTTATCGTTACACTTGTTCTGATGATGAAGTTTTAAATTTAGAAACTAAAAAATGTGAGCCAGAGAAAAAACGCCCTGCTTGGTGTCCTAAACCTATGATCTACAATGAAAGAAAGGTAGAGCTTCTTTTTGGGACAAAAACTTTTGAAGAGTGTGTTCCTGATCCTAAAATAGACCAGTCTAGTTGTGAAAAAATGGGTTTAAGGTATCATGATGGTTGTCATGATTCTTATGGTCTTGTTGAAACTGCTTTTTGTATGAGTTTTCCTGTAGGTTGTTGGTCTCCTGAGACTGTTGATAAAGTTCTTTCGGATAAATCTGTTGATCTTGGTTTGTTTGTTTTTGGTAGTGCTACTTTGCCTATTAAGTCTTTAAGGAATGGTTTTGGTTTTTTAACTAATTTTTTTAGGGATTTGTTTTCTAGCGGACCTAAACCACCTAAAATAAATTTGCTTGATTATAAGCCTGAAATAGTTGATATTAAAGCTACTAAGGATGGTCCTGAGCCAGTTTTTGATTTTAAGCCTGTTACTGATGAAGCTGTTATTTTAAATGATACTTTTAGAAAAACTGGTAAGGTTGATCCTGCTTTTTCAACTTCTCCTGATGTTGTAAGATCTCCGCAAAAATTGGCTGATTTTTCTCCAAATTTAAAAAAGTTTGATTTTCCTAAGGATGCTTCTGCTCCTCATGTTGAGAATAATCTTATTGTTACTGCAAAGCTAAAAGATACCTCTAAACCTATCCCTACAAAAGATATAACCGTTCCTAATGAAGTTAGAAATATAAATCTTGAATATGATTTAAATACTATGTTTAGGTCTTCTGATAAACCTACTTCGAATTTGCCTATGACGATTAAGCAAACTGGCAATACTGGCAATAGAACAACTTATAAAGGTAGCATAGTTACGCCTGATAGTAGTTTTATTGATGTTGAAATTATTGAAACTACTACGCAGACTGGTTCAAAAGTTCAAGATGTAACTTATTCTTATAACTATAAGACTCCGAAAGGCAATAGTAGATTTTCAACTGGCTATGTTAATACTATTAGTTCTGATAATAAAGTTACTAATTCTATTCCTAAAGATAGCACTTCTACAAGTCCTTCAAATGGTTCTTCTAGCTCTAGTAATAGTGTTAGTGGTTCATCTACTGCTTTAGTTCCGTCTCAATCTATTGATTTAAGTTCTTTAGAACGTGCTATTAATCAAAGTAATTCAAAGCTTGATTCTATTAATGAAAATTTGACAGCTATTAAAAATCAACAGCAAGAGCAGTGGAAGTATGAGCCTAATATTAATACTGCCACTTCTTTTGCTTCTTTGCAAAGCGAGCTTACTAAATTTGATGTGTCTGTTAATGATGCTTTTAATTTTCTAAACAATTTTAAAGGCGATATTGATAATTTGATGAATAACTTTAACGATTCGCTCGATATTTTTAATAAAGGTATTGATGCCCCTGATATTCCTAAAGGCACTTGTCCTTTTTCTATTAGTGGTCCAACGCCTGGTAGTGGTAAAAAGAATTTATTTGAGATCGATCCTTGCCGTTTTGTTACTCCTTATAGATCTATCCTTTCTCTGTTTTTCACAATTTGGTTTAGCTTCGAGATCATTATTTTTTCTTTGAAATATCTCTTTAGGGTAGGTGGTGAATCATGAAATGGTTAATCGGTGCCGTTGGTGGTTTTATAGTAAATTTTATTGAATTCCTGGTAAAAAAAATTGGCATAAGAAATACTATTTTAGCCTTTGTTGTGCCTATTTATGCTTCTTTTGTAGCTTTTCTTATTGCTTTTGCTGGATATGCCATTTTATTTATTATGAAAATTTGGAATTTACTTAGGGAATATATCCCTAAAATGTTTGATTATGGCTCTAGCGTTAGTGGTTCTTTTGGTGGCTTGCCTAATCAAACTATTTTAAATTCTGCTATGGAGTTTTTACACCAAAGCGGTTTAGCTTCTGCCTTTTCAACTGCAATGACTTTGTTTATATCTATTCTTAGCCTTTTCTTTGCTCTCCAGCTTTATAGGGTTATCTTGTATGTTAGGGCTAATATGACAAAGATCATAACCGATCTATTAACCTTAATGAGTAGATAAAATGCTTAGTTTAATTATCGGTCCGCCACGATCTGGAAAAACATATAAAGCCGTTCATCTAATAAATGATGAATATGAGTTGCATTTAAAAGGCGAATCAAAGTATAGATTTATCTATACTAATATTAATGGTTTAAAATTTGATCATTTTGACGGCTTTGTAAAGCAATATGACAAAAATGATTTTCTTACTGCCGTTAGTCAAGAATATACCCTTAGTTCTCAATACGAAAATGGCTTTTTAGAGAATGTAGATAATTATGATGAATATGCCTTGAAAAATGGAATTTACGAAAATTATCATCATTGTTTAATAGTTCTTGATGAAGCTTATAACACCTTCACGAAAACGTTTAATGAGAGCTTGGGTAGATTTTTAAGCTATCACGGACATTTTGGGATTGATATTATCTTTCTTTTCCAGTCTAAACGTCAGACAAATAGAGAGTATCTCGTTCATACTGAATTAATGTATATGGCTCAGCCTAGCGGCAAAAGGCTCTTTAGTAGTCTTTTTAAATATAAAGTCTATAGCACTTCATCTAACTTTAATTACAATCTTATTCGCTCTGAAAATCTAAAATTTAATCAAAAAGTTTCAGATTTATATAGTAGTGGCTCAAAAGAAATTTATAAAAGCTATGCAACTAAAAAGATTTTATTTTTAATAATTTTTATTGTAGCTTCTTACGCTATATATAAATTCTTAGAGCCTAAACATGAGCCAGCTCAATCAACTATTCAAGATACTAGGTTTGTTGATTTAAATACTTCTGATTCTAAAGAGCCTAAAACAATTTCAAATAGTGTAGATAATTCAGATATAAACACCACTCTTTTTAATAACAGTAGAATCTATCTAAGGATAACTTGCTTTCCAAGCGGTTGTAAATTTAGAAATTACGCCATTGATTTATCTTTAGATAGCTTCTTAGAACTTCTTTCTTTCTCAAACTGCCATATATTCTTACAAGATAAGAAGTCAGGCAACTACATTGATTACTTTGTTTCTTGCCATGCAGATTTTGAAAGGGTTTTAAAAAGCTTAGAAAATTCATCACAAGGGTTTGCAAATGAAAAATCTCCAAAAACTGATTCTAGTCCTATGCTTCCTACTCTCAATTAGTTTATCTGCCTTAGAATATCGTAATATTGCCTTTAACGATTTCTTAGGCGAGATTAGTTCTATAACTGGTAAAAATATTGTTATTAGTGGCAATGTTGATACTAACTTTGATGTATTTTTACCTACGCTTGATCTAAGCAATACCGATACTTTTTTTAAGTTGCTTAAAGATATTTTAAACGTGAATGGTCTTGATTATTTGATTCAAGATAGCGTTTTACTGATATATAATCCAAAAGTTGAAGATAAACCAGTTTTGAAAGACTATATAATAAAATTTAAGCACATATCAAAAGAAGATGTTGTATCTGCCTTATCTTTGTTTAGTGAAAATATAAAATACACTGTTTATAGTGATAGGATATTGCTTATTACCACTGAAAGCCAGTATAAGATTATTGATAATCTTATTAATGGACTTGATACTAGCTATCAATTACGTCAGCTTAGCTTTACTATCATTTCCACAGATAACACAAAACTTAAAGAAATTGGTCCACGTATAGAATCGCTTTTAAATCCACTAGATCATTTTTATTTTAAAATTATTACCAACGTTCTTACGGTCGATAGCACCAAAGTTAATAAAGATTCTGTCACCAGTCTTATAAATTTACTTAAAGAAAAGGGCGTTTCTGATCTGATCTATAATCCTAGAGTTACTGTTATTGATAATAAAGATAGCGTAATTGAGAGCGTTATAAAAACCCCTATTCAAAAATCATCAATCGATATTCAAAATAGTCAAAGCATTACTACTAACCAAGTTGAATATCAAGATGTTGGCTTAAAGCTTTATATTTCGAGTGTCTTGATTACTAATGATAGTGTTAGTTTTACTTTGGATCTATATATTGAAAATTTGCTTGATGATACATTGACCCCTAGAATTTCAAGTAGGCATCTAAAGACAAATGTTTATCTTACTGATACAAATTCATTTCTTATCGGCGGTATTAATAGCAAAGAAACGATCAAATCAACAAAGACTATTCCATTTATTGAAAACATTCCTATTCTTGGCGATATAACTACATATAAAAGCGAAAAAACAAACGATTATAGTTTTAGTATATTTATCACTATGTTACCATCTGAGAAAGATATTTTTTCAGAGTTTTATTACGATCCAGCAGATAAACACATTGCTTTAGAACGCTATTTGACGAGCGCAGCGCGCAACGCAAAAGGGGCCCCACGTAGTGGGGAATGAGCGTGCGCTCTTGGCTAAATATAATATAACTGTGTTCAAAGGTGTAAAAAATGTATGGTATTAGTGAAACTGATAAAATCTTTTTAAGAAATAAGTTAGAAAATCAAAAGAAATTTCTTGATAGTAATTTCTTTATGATAAATGGCGAGTATGTTCCTTACTCTAATTTTTATTTTTCTAGCTGGCATAATTCAAACAGATACATTGCTGAACTTAATAACCGAGTAGCTAGCCTTAATGATTATGCTCTAAGTCAAGGGCTTTGTCCTATTTTCGCAGTTTTTACCTTGCCTAGTGAGTATCATAAACAAAAGCTTATAACGCTTAAGAGTGGCAAGAAAAAGCTTGTTTATAATAAAAAGTTTATTGATGATGAAGATCATAGCGTTAGCGCAGGTGCTAGCAAGCTTCAAGCTTTGGTTAGAAAAATTATTGGTTCTCGATGTTTTAGGGGTATTGCTTCAGATAAAAGATGCTATATAACTACTAAAGAACCTCATTTAGACGGGACTTGCCATTTAAATTTTCTTGTTTTTGTTCCAAAAGAAAAATTTAATGATTGTGTTCGAGTTATTAAAGATAATTTTTTAGATACTCATAGTAGGGTTGAAACCGATATTAAAAACGCTACTTCGTATGTTATGAAGTATATTTTTAAAACTCTTGATGATTTGCGTAAAAATCCTGATTTAGATAGCTTGACCGATATTAGTTACTGGTATTTAAAGCATAAAATTAGGCGTTTTACTATGTCACAAACGTTTATAAGTCTTGAAATTTATAGAAAACTAAACGGCAGTATTGACCTAATATCTCTTACTAAAAACTATAATAAAGGCTTGGTTACTGTTGTCGTTGATCCTGATACTAGGAAGCCTTTAAAAATATTTGATGAATTTGGCGATCTTTGGCAAAAAACTAGGATTATTAAAGATAGCAATACTATTAAACGATATGAAGATGCAAGCGATGAAATAAAGAATTTTGGTAGCACTTTAAAACAAAGGCAAATTTTAAAAATTTGCGATGAGTTGTTTAAGACCGAAAAAAGAGTTAAGCCAGTAAGTAAAATGCGAGATTATGAGCTAGTTAATTATTATCAAAGCTTGGGTGGTGATGTCAATACTCAACATTTGGCTTATGTTGAAAATTTAATGCTTGATAGAAATTTAGACAATTTTACACATTATCACGAAAAGCACGATCTTAATGCCCCTGATATTGATAGCTTTTTAGATAGATGTTTGATTTGTATATAATTATGAAGAATTTGATACTACCTTTTTTAAAACTTATTATTCTTTTTCTGAATATGGGTTATGTGATTTTTCTAGTTTTGATGATCTTCTTGATGCTTTTGCTAAAAAATTTGATTATGATTGTTTTGAGCTGGTTTAATGATTTGCAATGAGTTTTAACTATGCAAAACGTTAAATTTAAATACTATGCTGATTTATATCTTAAGCTCGGTAAGTCTGAATGGAAATTATCGACATATTGCAAGAATAAGGGTATTGTAAAAAATAGATTGAATGTTTTCTTTAATTTGGATATTGATGAAATAAAGCCTAGTGTTATTCGTTTATGGTTAAATTCAATTCAAGACGTTTCTAATAAAAGCAAAAAGCACTATTTAAATTCTTTATCTATGATCTTAAAGCTTGCTCTGGAAGATGAAATAATTGATAAAAATCCTATCATACATATTAAAAGTATAGTCCATAAAACACCAAGAATAGAGCCTTTTACTAGCGAGCAGGTTAATGATATTCTAAGATTATCTACTAGATATAATGATAGATTTCAGATTTTTTTATATATTGGCTTTTTTACAGGTATGCGAACTGGCGAGATATTATCTTTAAAGATGAAAGATGTTGATTTAGAAAATAGGGTTATAAATATAAATTCAACTCGCTCCAGATTTGGCGAGAATACACCAAAGACTATTTATTCAATTAGATCAATACCTATTTTAGATAATTTATATACAAGATTAAAAACTTATATTGAAAAATATCCAGGTAATATTTATCTTTTGCAAACTCAATATAACGAGCCTTATAGAGATACTGGCGTTTTTACTTCTGATTTTTGGAAGCCTATATTATATGAATTAAATTTGCCATATAGGCGACTTTATAACATGCGACATACCTATGCCACTTCTATGCTTTATGGTAATTATGTTACTCCAGTAGAGTTATCGAAGCTTTTGGGGCATTCTACTCCTAAGATGGTTTATGATGTCTATGTAAATTATCTTAATTCAAACTTAAAAGATTTTAAACGAGATATTTCGATTTATTAATTTGGGTCGGCATAGGGATTTTTTTATTTTATAAATTTGTTATTAAATGCCGTATTTTTGGGGTTTGTGGCGGACAGAGAGGGATTTGAACCCTCGAGCCCCGATTAAGAGCTGCACCCTTAGCAGGGGTGTGGTTTCAGCCGCT